TATGCAGCCTTTTTTGCTGCTTATCTTGATTATGATATTGATGGACAAGATCCTAGTCGAGATATATTCAACAGGATAAAAGATATTGAAAGCGAAAGATCTTAAAGAAGGGTTATATCGTCTTCGTGAAAAACTACTTAACGAAGGATATATTATAGAAACAGAAAGATGGCAAGGTGGTACTGATCATCCTGCTTTCTTAGAAATACTACATGCTGATATGGTTTGCCCTATGTCAGATACAGCTGAAGAAGCTAATGATTTATTATCAGCTGTTCAGCCGTGGGCAGATGAACACTTTGGAGAAAGAGTCGGTGGTATACCTTGTAATCCACCACCAAGTCACGTACATTGGTTAAAAGATACAGATAAATATTTAATGGATGAAGCATTCTCTCATTCTTATCCAGAAAGAATGTGGCAAGATACAGAACAAATGGGTGTTAGATTTAATATTGCTAATCTAAACACTGCAGTAGAATTACTTAAAAAAGAACCAACAACAAGACAATGTTATATACCAATATGGTTTCCAGAAGATGGTACGGCCGCTCTCGCGGGCGAACGCGTCCCGTGCACGTTCGGGTGGCACTTTATGTTACGAGATGATAAATTACATTGCGCGTACCACATGCGCTCGTGCGATGTTATGCGACACTTACATAATGACTTATACTTTGCAAACAGATTATGTTTATGGTTAATAGAACAATCTGGATTAAATGCAGTACCAGGAACTATACACTTTAGTGCTAGTTCTTTGCATTGCTTCGAAGTAGATAAATATTCTTTAAATCAATTAGTAAACGGATAATGTGCGGATTTATAATACACGAAAAAACAACTAAAGAAAATTCTTTAAAAAAAATAAACCAGATAGGTTATAGAGGATTACCTGATTATATAGGATATAAACATTGGAAAGGTTATGATATGGCTCATACATCTTTACCAATGGTTGATCCAAACCCTGAAATATCTATTCAACCTATATGTGATCATCCGTGGGAATCTCCTTCAATGTTTGTTGGAGAAATATTTAATTGGGCAGATTTTGGTGAATTTGAAAACGATGCTTATATGTTGCATCGGGTATTCAAAGAAAACATAGCTGAAATGGGAAGTTTAAATGTATCACACGTACATGATTTCTGGCATTACTTTGATGGTTTCTGGTCTTTCATTACCTTTATAGAAGATGAACCAATTATATTTACAGACTTCCTAGGTATTAAACCAGTTTATTATAGGACAGATCAATTTGCTGCAGCATCAGAACCAAATGTATTATTATCATATGGAGATATAACGCCAAACTATTTACATCTTTCTAATGTAATGAAATGGGGTTATGACCCAACAGGTGCAACACCATGGAATGAAATTAAGCAATTAAAGCCAGGACATTTTTTATATAAAGGTAAAGAGGTAAAGTATTGGGATTGGAATAAAGTTCCTTTAATGAATCTAAGAGATGATTTAAGTCATGCAACTAATTTAAGATTAGGCGGATTTAGAGATGCTAGTATCTTATTAAGTGGTGGATTAGATTCATCTATCATATATGGATTAATCAAACAACAAGGATTAAATATAACTCCAATACATGTAAACAATCACGAATATAGTTATGCATCTTTAGTTGCTGGTGATGATAAAATGGTTGAAGTTAACCTAGATAGTATTGGTGATTATGAAGCAGTAGAAATACATCAAAGCCCGGTAGATTTAGGATCAGTTAAACCCCAAATAGCTATGGCCAGAGAATTAGATAAATTAGATTTCAGAAATGTTTTAACTGGCGATGGTGCAGATGAACTATTCGGTGGATATAGAAGAGCAAAAGATTATGATAGCCAATTAAGCGATGTATTCCTAGAATTACCTTATTACCATTTACCTAAATTAGATAGAACTATGATGGAACAAACAGTAGAATTACGTGCACCATTCTTAGCTCCATCAGTTATTTGCCATGGATTAAATACTCCATATGCAGAAAGAAATGGTGAAAAGAAAGTATTAAAGAAACTCTTCGGCGATTTAGTACCAGAAGAAGTTCTCAATAGAGATAAACATCCACTGAAAACAGATCAAATAAGGAAGGATCCTATGAAACAAAGACAAATTAATATGGCAATCTGGAGAGATATGTATGGGTTCTAATAACAAATACGATCACAGATATTTAGATTTAGCCAAGTTCTTTTCTACATGGTCGAAAGACCCGAGCGCGCAGATAGGCGCGGTCGCGATAGGAGATAAAGGTCAAGTATTAGCCCAAGGATATAATGGATTTCCTAGAAAGGTAGAAGAAACAGAAGAAAGATTAAATGTAAGAGAAACAAAATACAAATATGTAGTTCATGCTGAAATGAATTGCATATACAATGCTTCATATAATGGAGCTAATTTAGATGGTAGCACGATGTACGTATACGGACTTCCCGTATGTAGTGAGTGTGCAAAAGCCATTATACAAGTTGGTATAAAAAGAGTAGTTATACCATTTGATCATTTCACTAAAGTACCTGAAAGATGGATGGAATCTATCAAGTTATCTCAGAGTATGTTTAATGAAGCTGGAGTCGAATATGATTCCATTTAGGGGGTTTACAAACACTGAAAAGTGTGGTATAATAGACCCTATTGAAACAAATCTAACTAGGAGGAAAGTATGTTAGGTGTAAATGAAACGTTTCCAGAGTTTGTAATGAATATTGTCAAACCTAATGGAAACCAAATGACAAGTATAACTGAAGAAGATCTTGAAGGATCCTGGTCAGTAATATACTTTTATCCCAAGGACTTTACTTTTATTTGTCCCACTGAAATTGCTGAGTTCGATTGTATCCCAGAAGAAGATGCTAGAGTAATTGGCATATCAGGAGATAATGAATTTTGTAAAGTAGCTTGGAAAGAATCTAATGCCATGATTGGAGATATTAATCATGAATTAGGTGCAGATTGTGGTTTAGTTTTAGCAAATGATTGCGGAGTTATAGATCACGATGAACAGGTCGCATTAAGAGCAACATTTATATTAGATGAAAATCTAACAGTAAAGTATGCTCAAGCTAATGCATTAGACACAGGAAGAAATGCTAATGAAGTTCTTAGAACTTTACATGCACTCAAAGCTGGTGGACTAACTGGATGCAGTTGGAACCCAGGGGAGGAGTTCGTTGCCTAGTGTTGATCTAAGACCTCGAAAGAGGCATCCGAAAGATAAACGTCCGGCCAAACCAATGCCATTTGATGTTGCATTACGCAGATTTAAAAAGATGTGTGAGAAGGCTGGAATTGTACAAGAAGTTAGACGTAGAGAATACTATGAAAAACCTTGTCAAAAAAGGATTAGAAAAAAAGCAGAGGGTAGGGCTCGCTGGAAAAAGAAAGAAGCCTCAATGTCATTGAAACCAGAAAGGAGGTATTAGTATGGGAGTAATGGATAAACTTAAAAAGAATTCGAAGATTAAAACAACAGATGTTTTAGCAAATTCGTTATTCTTTAAAGATGTAGATCAAATCTCTACTTCTGTCCCTATGATAAACGTCGCTTTATCTGGTGATAAAGATGGGGGATTATCTGCAGGTCTAACTGTACTAGCTGGTCCTTCAAAACATTTTAAAACATCATTTGCGTTATTAATCGCAGCTGATTATTTAAAAAAGTATGATGATGCTGTATTATTATTCTATGATTCAGAGTTTGGTTCACCCCAATCTTATTTCGAATCTTTTGGAATTGATACTAATAGAGTATTACATACCCCAATTACAGATGTAGAACAACTTAAGTTCGACCTAGTGAATCAACTAGAACAACTGGAAAGGAAAGAAAAGGTAATTGTTATAATCGATTCTATCGGTAATTTAGCATCCAAGAAAGAATTGGAAGATGCTTTAAATGAAAAATCGGTAGCTGATATGTCAAGAGCCAAGGCGCTAAAAGGATTATTTAGAATGGTCACACCATATTTAACTATGAAAGATATTCCTCTTTTAGCTGTTAATCATACCTATCAAGAGATGGGGCTGTTTCCAAAAGCTATTGTGAGTGGAGGTACTGGTATCTACTACTCAGCCGATAATATATGGATTATTGGTAGACAACAAAAGAAAGCGGGGACAGAAGTTACAGGATATAATTTTGTTATCAACGTTGAAAAATCGAGATTTGTTAGAGAAAAGTCAAAAGTTCCTATCGCAGTTTCTTGGGATGGTGGTATTGAGCGCTACTCTGGTCTTCTGGATGTTGCTCTTGCTGGCGGCTATGTCGCTAAGCCTAACGTCGGTTGGTATTGCCGCGTTAATAGAGAAACTGGAGAACTCATCGATCCTAAATGCCGTGAGAAAGACACTCTTAACGAAGAATTTTGGACACCAATTTTTAAAGAGACAGACTTCAGTGAATTCATCAAAGGTCACTACCAAATTGGACAAATCCCCCTTCTAGATGTCGAACTAGATATAGAGGAAGAGTAATGGAAATCACAGAAAAAGACTATCAATTGATAGAATCAAATGATGTGGAATTCTATGGAGTTAAACTAACTACAGGTAAATGGAAAGAAGTCATATACATATATGGTGAGGTAAAAATAAAAGAATCACCAGAATTGGATATAGCAACACTGGCATTTACCTACAACATACAGGATTCGGCAAGTTTCGAAGAAGAAGATCTTATTAATGATATAGATTTTCGAAACTATATAGGCGGAGTACTCCAACATATAATGGAAGACTCTTTAGATCATGCAGAACAAAATAATGTAGGAATAATTGGAATTGGACATAACGAATCAAATACAGACACACATACTGAATCATCTAATTAATGATGAGGATTACTGCAGAAGAGTAATACCTTTTCTTAAGAAAGATTATTTCGAAGGCACGCATAAAGTTGTGTTTGACCTTATTGTTGAGTTCGTATCTAAACATAATAAGATTCCATCAGGAAAAATATTAGAATTAGAACTTAAAAAGGTTAGTGCATCTGATGATGTTTTAACACAATCTAATGCGCTTATCAGCGAAATAAAAGATAAGTCAGATATAGATATAGATTACTTAGTAAATGAATCAGAGAAATGGTGCAGAGATAGAGCAATCTATAATGCTATTATGGAATCAATTCAGATCATTGACGGGAAAGGAAAAGATAAAAGTGAGGGAGCAATTCCAGAAATACTATCGAATGCTTTGGGTGTTAATTTTGATCCAAATATTGGTCATGATTATATCGATAACTCTTCGGACAGATTCGATTTTTATAACACCACCGAAACAAGAATTCCGTGGGATTTAGATTACTTTAATAAAATAACGAAGGGGGGTTTACCGAATAAAACCTTGAACATCGCCATGGCAGGTACCGGTGTAGGTAAATCCCTCTTCATGTGCCATTGTGCAGCAGCTAATTTAGAGATAGGAAAAAATGTTCTCTATATTACTATGGAAATGGCAGAAGAAAGGATTGCAGAAAGAATCGATGCAAACCTTATGGATTACCCAATCCAACAATTAAATACATTACCTAAAAATGTATTCGATTCTAAAATACAGAACATTGCAAAAGCTTCAATAGGTAAACTTATAGTGAAAGAATACCCAACAGGAGCTGCGCATACAGGTCATTTTAGAGCTTTATTAAACGAGCTCAAATTGAAAAAGAACTTCATGCCAGATATCATTTATATTGATTATCTGAATATTTGTGCGTCTAGCCGCGTCCGTGGGCTCGGTGGAAGCATAAATACTTACTCATATGTTAAATCCATTGCGGAAGAGTTAAGAGGTTTAGCAGTTGAGTTTAATGTCCCAATCGTGAGTGCAACGCAAACGACTAGATCTGGTTATAGTAATACTGATGTAGGATTAGAGGACACTTCGGAATCATTTGGTTTGCCAGCGACGGCGGACCTCATGTTTGCTCTTATAAGTACAGAGGAACTTGAGGACTTAGGTCAAATACTGGTAAAACAATTGAAAAATCGTTATAACGATCCAACTAAATACAAGCGTTTTGTAGTTGGTATAGATCGTTCCCGCATGAAGTTATACGATGTAGAAGAATCAGCCCAAACTGATATTATATCAGATCTTGGTCCTGATAAACCAATAAATAAATTTGGAGAAGGCGAAGTAAAAGATCCTTACTCTGAATTTAAAATATAGAGGAAAATATATGTTAGTAAAAGCAAAAGATTGGATAATGGAAAGAGTCAGTGAAAGAACTAGTCTCGACGGCGCTATGTTAATAGCAGTTGGAGGGTCAGTTATTTTATTTGGTGGCTTAGCTAAATTGTTAGCTTGGATTGCTGTCTTATGGGGAATATATACCCTAGTTAAGGCGGAGGTTTAAGAATGAAACAGTTTCTAGCAACCATTTTATTAATGACAGGTTTATCCACTTCAGTTAATGCTGCAGACTTTTCAGGTTCACTTGGATGGTCTTCAGATTATATTTGGAGAGGAGTATCCCAAAACCAAAATAGCCCAGCACTTCATCTTGACTTAGCAGTTGAGCATAAAGGTTGGTACGTTGGTACTTGGGCAAGTCATACTGATTTAGGAATGGACAATTCTTACGAATACGATTTTTATGGAGGCTACGATATGCAGCTTACAGATAAATTGTCAGTAGGAGGTGGATTCTTACAATATAATTATAACGGCGGTATTGAAAAAGTTACTGAACTATTCGTAGGTGGTAGCTATGCAGATATGGTAGAGTTATGGTATTATGTTGATCATGAGAATTCAGATCTTTCGTATTTAGATACGAAATTTAAAGTTCCATTCGTATCCGTTGTTGATTTACACTTAAACTACGGTAAATGGAAAGACGGTGATGACGTTATAGGATTCACAATTTCCAGACAGTTGAACGAGAAATTAAATCTAAACCTTATGGTTTTAGAAGAAGCAAGGCACGGTAAATTCAGTGATTCAGCTTCTTTAGGATTTACGTATAATTTCTAAAAGTTCACGTAATTGTGACGAAAAAGGGGTTTACAAACCCCTTTTTTTATGGTATAATACACAGTATAAAATAAAAAAATAAGGAGAAATATGAACCAATTAGAAAAACTAAACCAAAAAATCGATCTTCTATGTGAAGATATTGTAAAATGCCATGATGAGGATTTCCCAAGCTTAGAAGGTAAACTTAAAGCTTACCCTCAAAAAGGACAAAAATTTATTAAAATAATTAGAGAAGATATAGAAAGAGATCATCGCATGGGTTCTAAATCAGTATGGGGTTTTATTAACCTAAGCCATTCTGATTTCGCAATTGGTGATGTTCTTCTAGCTAAAAGCTTTAAAGCTCCAGCTCTTAATAAATCAAGAGGTAACTTATTATCACAACCTTATATCATTAGAGGTATGAGACAATATGGTCCAGGATACTTATCTGGATATTGTGCAGGTGGAAAAAGAAATGGGGGTTTAATATGAGTCATCCAGTAAATGATATGATAGCAGATGAAGCAATTCAAATATTTGATTCAATGAGTGAAGATGATCAGCTCGAGGCCATGAGAGGTTGGAGATGGGATTTTAAGAGTTCAAAGAATCTTAAATATCAAAGAGAATGCTTTGCTATAAATAAGATATATGAAGAGCTTATTGAGCGACCTGGTCCTCACGGATAAAAAGGTTTACTTTTAGTCTAAACTATGGTATAATAGACGTATGACAGAATTCAATAAAGAAGAATTAGAAAATTCTAAAAGGATATTTAAATCCGCAACTCCAAAATATACCGCTGATTGGTATGTTAAATGGGTAGCCAGTGCATTTGTTTTAGGTGCAATGTCTATTCGAGGTGTTGAAGGATTGGGATTAGTTGATTTAATATTATCCCTAATTGGAGTTACAGGATGGTTAATCGTTTCTATCTTATGGAGAGATAGAGCACTGATAATGCTAAACGGTGCAGGTTTATTATTCTTAATTAAAAATTTAGCAGAGAAATTATTATGACAGATAGAAAAGCAATCATAGTAGATATAGATGGTACTGTAGCTACTCATTACGATCATAAAGGTGTTCAGTTAAGAGAACATCACGATTACTCACAGGTAAAACATGATCTTCCTGTGCAACCAATCATAGATCTTGTTAAGATGTATGAAGATAAAGGTTATCATATAATCTTTGTTTCAGGTAGAATGGATCATTCCAGACAAGATACTATTCAGTGGTTAGTAGACCACGACGTTCCTTTTGATGAATTATTCATGAGAAAATTCAAAGATTTTAGAGCTGATTATGTAGTTAAAAGAGAAATCTATGATAAGCATATCGCTGAAACATACGATATTGAAATCGTTCTTGATGATAGAAATCAGGTCGTAGATATGTGGAGAGGTGCTGGACTTAGAGTACTTCAAGTAGCTGAAGGAGACTTTTAATGAGTAAGCCTTATACAGCTCATGAATTTTTCACAGATGAAAAGATACTCCCTCACAGGATGAGGGAGATATCTGATACTTTAGCTAGAACTAAACCTGATCATAGGGTTGAATTCGAAACTAAAGATGTAGGCAATGAGATAATGCTCGAGTATACAATATGGAATTCTGGCAAATAGCTATCTTAATAGCCTTCGGCGCTGCTTTTGGTTATCATATGTATAAAGTTGGTATGAAAGCAGGTGCTGTTCGTTGTATAGAAAAATTATATGAATTAAAAGTTATATCGTATGATAATAAGGGTGAAATAAGACCCAATCCTTTTTGGGAAGAACATCAAAAACCAAAGAATTAATTTGTATAAATAGACGTATAACTTTTTATAAAAATGGGAAATATGTTTAATGCGTTTTAGTTCATTCATAAAACAACCGCTAGTAGAAGCAGTAAAGCTAACTCCAGAACAGTTAGATAAGCAAAACTCTAGAACCAAAGAAGATCGAATAGATATCCTGGCAAGATTAGTAAAGGACAAAACACCTTTAGAGCTTGCAAAAGGAGGATCTTTTACGGTTGGAGAAATAGAATCAGCATTAGTTAATTGCGCATTATTCAAAAAGAATCCTGACCATTTCGGTAGAACTGGTTTCCCTCTTATAGCAACAGATGGAACAGAATACAAATCAAATGACCTAGCTAAATCCAAAGTATTTGGAGGAGGCGTTGGTGGTGCTGGTTCTGGTACAAAAGATACAGAAAGAAATGAATCACATAATGCATGTATGATGCGTGCAATGGTTGATGATGGATATAATAATGAGTTAGATCACTTTGATGATGCACGTATTGCTAAAGCATATAAAGATAATGGACCGAAAAATATATCTACTAACACAGATAAAATATTAGAAACCCCAGAGAATTGGTGGTTATCTTCTTATGTAATATCTAAATGGTTAGCTGAAAATGGATATATTAATAAGAATCAAAACTTTGATCGCGGTGGTCCAGCTATGACTTTAGTATACGCCCTTAAAAATGAAGCCTATAGAAACAATGGATTCAAACCATTAAAAGATGATAAGTGGAATCCAGGAGATGTATGGGCAGTAGAAGATAAATTAGATATTAAAAGTGAATTAGATACTTCTTCAGTTGGAGCATTTAATACTTCAATAATGAATTTATTTAATGATAGAAAGTTAGTTGCTATATCTCTAAAAGGTCCTGAATCAAAATCCCCACCCCCAAATTCAGAATGGAATAATAAACAACCACCTGATTCTCCAATACATAAACTTAAAGAAATTAAATTAGAATCCGACCGTGGTGACTTTTGGTCATCCAAAGGAATGGAAATAGTTTATGATGGTGGTTCAATGACCTTTAAAGATAACTCTCCAGGTGGAACAAATAAAGCAGAAATAAAAGGTAAGAAAGCCCGTGGTGGTGGATTATCTTGGGGTATTATGATTGACTTTATAAGAAGAGAAGTTCGAAGAGCTCCACCAACACATGCAAAAGGAATTAAACCAACCGCTAAAAAAATATCAAAGGGTAATGCTAGAGCTACTAAATTAATGTTTGGTTTATTTAATCATTTCTATCCAAGTGTAAAAGAAAAAGAATTCAAAGAAGAATTAGCTAAAAAAGATTGGACATGGATCTCAGCTAAACTTGGTGCTTTATATGTAGCTTATTTCTTATCTAAGAATACTGGTACTAAAGCAAATGCAATGATAACTAATTTTGTTAACTACGCTGGATCTGATTTATTAGATTCTAGTACATATGTAAAGGTAGGTAAATGAAAACATTTAAAGAAAAACATTTTGGACTATATGAAGGTAAAATGGTTCCTTTGGAACAACCTATGGTCGAAGCCGAATACCAAGGTAAAAATGTAGAACTAAATTCACCTAAGAGAAGCGATGGACCTAAGAAATTCGTTGTGTATGTTAAAGATGGTGATAAGGTTAAAAAGGTTAACTTTGGTAATATAATCGGTGCTAAAGATGATGTAAAGATTAATGATAAAGATAGAGCTAAAGCTTTTTCAGATAGACATAACTGTCCAGCTAAAAAAGATAAACTCTCTCCAGGATATTGGTCTTGCAATCTTCCAAGATATGCTAAGCAATTAGGATTAACAGGAGGCGGAAATTATTTCTGGTAAGCCATACATAGATGAATCTGGTCAAGCACATTATAGAATTTTTAATGTGGAATCACCAGATAGTGAATATGTTTGGCATAGAGACAGAAATGATCGTGAAGTAGAAATAATAGAAGGAGAAGGTTGGCAATTACAAATACAGGATTGTTTACCTATGCTACTAAACGATGTAAAGAAAGTTTTTATACCAAAAGGGGTTTACCACCGCTTAATAAAAGGGTATAATACACTAAGAGTAAAAATAAATGAAATCATTTAAAACATTTGAACAACCATTACAAGAGGCAAAGAATACTCATATGACTCATATTGAGGATTTGGTTCTTGATGGAGGAGTCAAGGGAGCCAGACAAGCAATTTTAGCGCTCAGATCACTACGAGACATGCTTGCTGGGAACACACCCACTGCTGCTGATATCACAGTTAAATGGGACGGTGCTCCCGCCGTATTCGCGGGTATAGATCCTAGTGATGGAGAATTCTTCGTTGCTAAGAAAGGTATATTCGCAAAGAGTGCCAAGGTATATAAATCGCATGATGATATAGATGCTGATACCAAAGGCGATCTTGCTAAAAAACTTAAATTAGCTTATGACAATTTAAAAGACTTGGGCATAGAAGGTGTTATCCAAGGCGACTTTATGTTTGATAAGAAAGATTTAAGCGCTGCAAAAATAGATGGAACTTCATATACTACGTTCCATCCTAATACAATATTGTATGCAATACCGAAAGGAACTCCCCTAGAGAAACAAATTAAGAAAGCTAAGATAGGAATTGTTTGGCACACTAAATATAGTGGATCATCATTTGACACAATGCAAGCAGAATTTGGTGTAGAGATTGCTTCTAAACTGAAAAAGACTTCTAAGGTTTGGCAAGTAGATGCAACACTACCACAACAAGAAAATGCGGTATTAGATGCAGATGATACAAAAGCAGTTACAGATGCATTATCTTCTGCAGGTAGAATATTTAAAAGAATAGCTGCGAAAACATTAAAAGAGATAGAAGAAGATTCAGAATTAAATTTATTAATCAATACTTTTAATAATACAAAGGTAAGAGCAGCTGAAAGAATTACTGATCCAAAGAAACATGTAACAGATTTAATCTCTTGGGTTAATCAAAGATATTATAAACAAAAAGAAAAATTAAGTACAGATAAAGGTAAAGCTGGCGTTGACGCGAAAAAAGATAGGATAATGGCATTTTTTAGCTCAAAAAATAAAAAAAATCTTGAAAATGTCTTTAAATTACAGAATTTTATCGTCGATGCGAAATTAATTATTATAAATAAACTAAACGGTTTAAGTAATATAGATACGTTTTTAAAAACTAAATCCGGATTTAAGGTAACCAACCCAGAAGGTTTTGTTGCCATAGATCGTATGGAAGGTGGAGCAGTTAAGTTAGTTGATAGATTAGAATTTTCTACTAACAACTTTTCTGCCGATATAATAAAAGGCTGGGATAATCCAGGCTAAATGGGAAACCGAGGATAATGCAATCATTTAGAGAGTATATAGTAACTAACGAGGCCATGACAATGGCTACTCGTATGAAGATGAAAGCAGCATTCCGAAAAAATAAAGCTAAGATAGCTTTAGGAAGGAAAAAAGCTGCAAAGAAACTCGCATCCCCAGAAAAGCTTAAAGCAAGAGCTCAAAAGCAAGCCCGAAATATCCTAATAGGTAAACTTCTTAAAAATAAAGATAAGAAGCAATTATCATATGCTGAAAGACAAGCTTTAGAAGTTAGATTGGCTAAGAAGCAGGGTGCTATAATGAAGATAGCTAAAAAGCTTTTACCCAAAGTAAAAAAAGCAGATAGAGATAAAATGAAAGCGAGGCGAAATGACCAATCAAGTTAAATCATTCTCACAGTATTTGAAAGAAGGAACAAATGATATAACATTTGCCTTTGGTAGATTTAATCCACCAACAAGTGGCCATGAGAAATTAATGAATGCGGTAAAAAAATTAGCAAGAGGTGGAACATATAGAATATATCCAAGTCAATCTCAAGATGCTAAAAAGAATCCGTTAGACTTTAAACTTAAAGTTAAGTTTATGAGAAAGATGTTTCCTAAACATGCTAGGAACATTATGGCAGATAAAGGAATGAGAACAGCATTTGATGTTATTGTTGCTTTATATGACCAAGGATATACACAAGTTAATTTTGTAGCTGGTGAAGATAGAGTTATAGAATTTGATAAACTCTTTAACAAATATAATGGTGTTGAAGGAAGACATGGTTTTTATCAATTTGAAAATGGTGTTAAAGTTGTAAGCGCGGGAGCGCGTGACCCGGACGCAGAAGGTATTGAAGGTATGTCAGCTTCTAAATTAAGATTAGCAGCTAATGATAATGATTTAAAACTTTTTTATAAAGGTATGCCAAGAGGTTTTAGTAAAAAAGAAGTTGAAAATCTATTCAATGCAGTTAGAGCAGGAATGGGTTTAAAAGAATCGAAAGATTATAGAAAGCATGTACAACTAGAAAAGGTTTCCGACAGAAGAGAAGATTATGTGAACGGAAAACTATTTAGAACTGGTGATGATGTTATAGTAAAAGAAAGCCAAGAGATTGGAAAGATTACAGTTCTTGGAGCTAACTATGTTATGGTTGATTTTGGAAATAACAAAAGAAGGTGTTGGCTCGAGGATATAGAATTATTTGAAACATTGGAAACAATGGCAGGAGAATGGGGATCAGATAAGTTAGTTAAGAATTATAAGAAAGCTTCTCCAGGACAAGAAAAATTTACTTTTAAAAGTTATTATGAAGTAGATGAAGATAAAGAAAAGAAAAAGAAAAGAGATACACATGGGGATAAGTTAAGAAAAGATTTCGAAGCTAATCCAGGTAAAAAAGATGATTCAACTGATGCTAAAAGACGAGCACAGTTTAATAAACAAGCCAAGATGAAAGATGATGACCCAAGAGCGTATAAAGATGCTCCAGGTGATAAGAAGGCTAGGAAGAAAGGATTAAAACCTTCTCAGTACACTACTAAATATAAACAGATGTTTGGTGATAAAGAGAAAGAACTAGAGAAAAAGAAAAAATGAAAAACTTTAAAGATTATAATATAGCAGAAGATGGACCGTGTTGGCCTGGATATAAACAGGTTGGTACCAAAATGAAGAATGGTAAGCAAGTTCCTAACTGTGTACCAATTGGAGAAGAATTATTACCTGAAGGTAATACAGATAAAGCATTAGATAAAAAATCTAAAGCTTCAGGTGTATCTAAAGCTATATTAAAGAAAGTTTTTGATCGTGGCGTTGCCGCTTGGAAGGTAGGACATAAACCAGGTACTACACCAGCACAATGGGGAATGGCACGAGTTAATTCCTTTTTAACTAAAGGTAAGGTTTGGTATAAACACGATAGTGATTTGGCTAAACAGGTATGAACGAGAAATTAAGTACATCAGACGGATTAAAAGTTTGGATACAGGATTTTTTAGATTCTTCGGCTCCACAATTTAAAGGAAAGAGTCCGAAGGAAAGAATTAAAATGGCAATCGCAGCATTTATAGATGCTGGAGGTAAACTAAGATCAGAGGATCATTCCGCTCTTCTTAGAAAAATAAATAACGAGGGTAAGATGAAGAACGAAAAAATGGATCAATCGAAGTTAACTGGTCGTGAAATATCAGTATACTTCAGAAAAAATCCTAAAGCAAAAGCAGTTAAAAAAGCTGTTGAGATTGCTTTAGACCATGGTGGAGCTATGAACTACGCTATAAAACAAATAGAAAAACTTAAAAGAGGAATGTCTAAACATCCTGAAGTAAAGAAAGCATTAGATTATGCTAACTTTGAAAGCGTACAAAAAGAATCTATTCAAACTGTTAACAGAATAATTACTGAAAATTATACTAGGAACTTTGAACTATTATGTAATAGTATTAAGCTTAATAAAGTTCAACAAAAGATTTTAGATCAGTTTATCAAACATGGTACTATAAAGAGCCAATACGTTGGTAGAGTAGCTGGAGTTAAGAAAGAAAAGAAATTCTTTGCAGCTAAGAAACAGTATAAAGGATCAATAGAAAATAGAACTGAAGCATTAATGTCCGCCCTCAAAGTTAATGCTCATCAGA